TAATTTAAGGTCTTTTAACCATGACATTTCTGTAGGTTCTGAAGTCATAAGACCAGACCATACAAGTTTACCTGTGCTATCAAATTCCTCTACAAGCCATGCTAACGGTTTCATTAATAAAATACCATCCTTCCTATATGTGTTTTTTTCCTCTTGCCAAACCATTCTTTCTTTGGCGGTATCGAGTCATCATGAAAATATAAAGCATTTGCAACTGGATTAGCATATTTATTATAAACAATCGTATCAATAACCAAAAGTTTAGTCTCCAGATACGCTTTTTCATTAACTGGATGGTGGGACTGATCTTGCACAGCAAACTGATTATTAGCATAAACGACAGAACATACAGAATGACCCCAACGACCAGAATGTAACCTATTACGGATAACATTTATAACACCTACCTTTTCTTCTAGTGAACGAGTATTAACCTCGTGATAAACAGCGGTAGCATAACACGCCACATCTAACTCTAAATTATTAATGTCCATTTGGTTGGTAAAACCCACTAACTAAAGGCATAATAACATCTGCACCTATTTTGTTAATAACCATTTCTCTAATGTTGTGTTTGCTCATTCCAGCTAATTCACAGCATAAATCATAAACATCATTATCATCAAATAACCATTGTATAGCATCTATCTTGTCTCGTAAAGCTAATTTGTTTTTAGACCTTAAAGTTGTAACTGTTCTTTCTGTAGCATTTCTTTTAATCTTTTTAGGCACATACATAGCATCGTCTATTGTTTGGTAAAGCATTGCCAATAATAGTTTAGCTTCTGGAAGCTCTGTTAGCCTACTTCTATCATCATTGTCTACTATATCGTCATCATAATCCATAATGTCTCCGTATTTTCATTAGGGTAATATAAATGTTTTATACTTGCTTTTGTATCGCAAAAACCGCATAATTTGCTAGACAAACAATTTTGTATGTCATAAACAAGGAGCAAACTATGTGGACAACACCATCAGCAACTGAAATGCGTTTCGGCTTTGAAGTTACAATGTATGTAATGAACAAGTAATAACCTTTAGAGAGGGTGTTCCTAAAAAGGAACATCCTCATCTACTTCTGCTTGTTTAGGTTTAACATCACCATCTTTTAGTTGCACCGTTCCAGAAATAAACTTACCGTTCTTTCCTTCACGAATCCAACCTGCAATTCTAAACTCAATACCATCTACATTTGCAAGCCCAGTATAGTTTGGCTTTTTAGGGTTGTCCCCTTGATCGTTCTTAAACAATGTAAATGTGTTTGTATTATCGTACTTTTGCTCTGCCATGCTTTTCTCCTTAAGTTATCTAACTGCGTTTTTACGTCTAGTAAAATGTGTTTTAACTACTGAACCTCTAAATGCGTCTGGATTACTAACTATCAATTCATCTATGACTGCATTTAATTTTTCCATATATGGTGCTTGTCCTTCTTCACCTAAATCCCAAAACTTTCTAGGCGTTAAACCACTAGAAGCCATCATAAGTTTTAGTCTTTGTTCTTCCGTTAGTCTCATTTAATCTCCTTCAGTTTATTAATTACATCATCTACTTCTTCCAAAAACTTTCTTACTTCTGACTCTAATTCTTTTTGATATACTGGGTCTGCTTCTATACGCTTTACAAATACCTGTAAGTGCTCTGGAAACATTGGGTTGTAGCTTACAAAATCACACCACTTACGACCTGTCACCAAAAGTTGAAACTGTATCTGTGGCACATACTTACTAGGAACATCTTGTGTCATCAATGTTTCTGTATGCGTACTTCCCATAGGACATTTAATTTCAATAATCCCATCATCGCCTACCATACCATCTGGACTAGCCCCAGCTTCCAAAGTAGGATGCTTAACGAATCCTACTTCTTCCACTTCCCCGAATTGTTGCACATACTTTTCCCTAGCATAAAACTCTCTATCAATACCGTCTTGCATTGCTTGGTTAATATATGTTTCTTGTTTTTCTCCAGTCAATCTTTCGCTTACGAGTTGAATCTTGTAATTACGTCTAGAAGCAGATTCGCCAGACTTAATTTTTGCTAGTACATCAGCAACACGGCTGGCTGTTACTTTGCCTAACCGTGCCTGAAACCACTCTTCTGACCGTTGTTCCATTAGATAAAGTCCTCTGCTTTAGTATCTTTCATTTTAATAACAGCACCTGCACTAGCATCTACTACATCGTGCTCAACAATCTCAAGTGCTGCAACCCATAAGTATCTACGAATATACGTTTGTACTGCACCTAAATTCTGTACTTCATGGCAACCCTTAAGAGCTGCAGTAGACATAGGGCTTGTAATTTCAATTTTAGAATTATCTTTAGTGTCGGTTATAGTTAATGTTGCTAACTCTTGACCAAACGAAACAATACCACATAATTCTAACTCTGAAAATATCTTTTGAATAGCAGGTAAGAAATCACCTAGCTCAAAGTATTTATATCCAGCAAATTTATTATGACCAGACTTTGTTAAGTTTGCATTTTGTAACTTTAGTCTTGCTTGATTTAATTTAGTGTACACGCTCATTTACATTCTCCTTTAGATTGTTTGCAACCATTACCATTTTTTCTATTTCCAATACTTTCGTCATTATTAGTTCTAGCTCCATCATCACTTGATCGTGAAACATTTGTTGATCCATAACGCTTCTCCCATTCATCGTTAGATTGTTTAAACTCTTCTACCATGTCATGCAATATTTCTGATACTCTTCTTAAATTAGATGCCATATTATATATGTCCAAAAAATTACTAAATACCACTTTACCATAAAATAAAACTTTTGTGTAAACTTTTTTTGCAATCTTTCATTTGTTACTATTCTTATAAATCTATCTACGTTCATATCTACTCCTAACCTAGAACAGACACTATACTCCTAGTAAATGTATATGTCAACAACTATTTAATAGGGGGGTATTTATCCGACTTTTATATTGGTTGACTATAATTTTTATGTATGTTAATATGCCTTTACGTTAAATAAAGGAGATAAAAATGACGTATCAAGAGGCTGTTTCATATTTCAAAACAAAGTACCAGATGGCTAAAGCATTAGGGCTAACAAGGCAGGCTGTGCAGCATTGGTCTAAAAATTTAGATAAACCTATTCCAGAGTTGCGTGCATATCAGATTAAAGATATTCTTGCCAAACAATCTGGAGGTGTTACTAATGATGCCTAAAAACTGGAAGAAATTTCAGCACTACAATAACAGATGCCCACCTTGGATTAAAGTACATAATGACTTGTTAAAGAATCCAGATTGGTTTGCTTTAAAAGATAGTTCCAGCTCTTGGGTGTTGATTAATATTTGGTTAATTGCATCGGAAGATGTTGATGGAAAACTACCAGATAGCAGAACGCTAGCATTTCGCTTGCAGATGTCTGAAGAAGAATTAAACAAACATTTATCTGTTTTAGATCAATGGCTTATTGATAATGATAGCATTATGCTAGCATCATGCAAGCAAAGTGGGGTTACAGAGACAGAGACAGAGAGAGAGACAGATATACATGTCAGTAGATTTAATGATTTTTGGAAAGAGTATCCAAGTAATAGAAAAGTAGGTCGTAAGCCATGTGAAACTAAATGGCAAAGAAATGGTTTAGATAAGATTGCAGATAAGATTATTAATCATGTTAAAGAAATGAGTAAAACTAAATCTTGGAAAGAAGGATTTAATCCAGCTCCATTAACATACATCAATCAAGAAAGATGGGAAGATGAATTACAAAAGGTTAGGAATCCGTGGGATGGTGCTAAATGAATATAGGTGACGCATTAGAAAAATTAACAGTCAACAAGGAAATCATAAATGAATATTACAAAGGTGAAAATACAAATGCAGAATTTCTCGTTAAGAGTACGGATGTTTTTACTGAAGATGTCGTTCGATATTTTAATTCTGAAATACACTCTGGCAAATCGTTGGGCTTTATTAAAACGGAAGATGACTTTAAAATAAGACCTGCTGAATTAACTGTGTTGACAGGAGTGTCTGGACATGGTAAGAGTATGTGGTTGTCTCAAATAATTTTATCTTTAATGAAACAAGATACGAAATGCTTGATTGCTTCTTTAGAGATGAGACCTGTATTAACTCTTGCTCGCATGGTGCAGCAGACATTAAAATCATCAGAACCTACAGATGAGTTTGTAATAAAGTTTTGTGATCGTGCCAAAGAAAAGTTATATCTTTATGACCAAACAGGCTCTACTACATCAGAAGATATGATTGCTACATTGTATTGGGGTAAACATAT